ACAGCTTGAACTATTTCCAAATCTACCAATAACTACCATCAGCAGCTCCATCGATCGAGTCGGCCGCGAGTGGATGACAATGGCTGAATATCGTGAGCGCTATCTCAAAAAGCCTGAACCTGAACAGCTTGAACTATTTCCAAATCTACCAATAACTACCATCAGCAGCTCCATCGATGAGCAATTTCTGCAGTTCCATGAAGCAAATCCGCATGTGTATCGCAATCTGGTTCGGCTTGCACGGGAAGCAAAATCCCAGGGCTGTAAAAAGATCGGCATGAAGTTTCTTTTTGAGCGCTTGCGTTGGGAATATATGGTGAAGACGAAACATTCTGCCAGCGAATACGCGATCAACAATAATTTCACCAGCCGCTATGCGCGGATGATTATGGACGATTGTCCAGACTTGCAAGGATTTTTTGAAACGCGGCGGCTGAGAGAAAGGGTCTGATATGGATTATCCAGAGCTCGAAGAAAAGCCCATGATGCCCGGCCTTGTGCTCAAACTCCCACAGCTTGAGGTCATTGAGCAGCTCTTGCATGCTGCTCTCGATGGATCCGGTCAGCGGTGGTACACACTTGAGCAGGCGCATTACAAAAAGCATGGCGCACTTCCTGGTGGAGTGTCGCTCAAGACAATTCGCAATACGCTTGCCCTGCAGCCTCGCGGCGGGCTTCCTGATGGCTGGATATCCGGGAGAAAAGCATGGAGAGCAGAGACAATCGAGGAATGGTGCCAGATCGATGATACCAACCTCGAAGCATATCTTCGGATGTATGCGCCGCATTTACGCGTGCCAAAAAGAATCCAGGAGGCAAATGCGCGGCATGCGATTGAATATACGGCGCTTTTTACCAAGGAGGATAATGAGAATGAGGAAGAGGGCCAGACAGCTCGATCTTGAGTTCGAGAACAGCATGTTTGATGACATCGCCCATGATGATGGCTGGTCTCGCCGCGAAAAGTCGCTTGATGCATTTATGGCTGCATGGCGGAAGAAGAAGGCAAGACAAAATGCGGCTGCAGGAATAAGTAAATGACACGGCTTGAAAAAGCGCTGCAAAAGCTAGGGTATACAAAGGCAACGTATGGTTATGAGCATATTCGAGACATGCTGTTAAAGAACGATTGTCCGGGTGATTATTTAGAAGGAGAACCTATTGGTGATAAAAAAACACAGGTATATGAGGGCAATATTGCGATAATGTGCCGCGGTATTCGATGCGAAGATTGCTGGAATCATGATGTTGAAAAGGAGACATGAAATGCGTATCGGTTCCTTTTGGGTAAAGAAAAACGATGATGGCGGCAAGGTTATTACCGGCGAAATCAGCAGCGATGTTGGGCTGAATGTTTCAGCAGGTCAGCGGCTTTATGCAAGGCTTGTACGGAATGATAAAAAGAAAGATGCAAAATCTCCGGATTATTTTCTTGAGGCATGGGTGCCACGAGAGAAAGAAAGAAAAGACTTCAAAATGGAATTCGATCCGCAGCGAAATGATGATGCCGTTTTCTAAGGAGGCAAACGATGTCAGCGCCATGGAGACAAGTTCACAAGACATTCTGGTCAGATCCAAAGGTTGTCGATTATTTCACGCCAGAGGATAAGTTTTTCTATTTATATCTCATAACAAACGAACACACGACACAGTGCGGCGTTTACAAGATATCATTGAAGCAAATCGGCTTCGAAACCGGTTACTCGATCGAAACTGTCAAGAATCTCGTTGAACGCTTTCAGAATTCTCTCAAGCGAATACGCTACAACCCAGAAACAAATGAGATCGCGATACTGAACTGGGCAAAGTACAACTATCCTACCACGACAAAAGACAACCGCTTTCTTTGCATCCAGGAAGAGATTGCGGAGATTAAAGATAAAACGCTCATTACTGACGTGTTGCAGCATGCGGCGCCTGAGATTCGAGATGCGCTTTTGAATGTGGAAGAAACACCCTCTGATGCCCCTCAAAAGGGGCTAGCAAGCCCCTCCGAAGCCCCTTCCAAGCCCCTGGGGGAAGAAAAAGAAAAAGAACAAGAACAAGAAAAAGAGGGGGAGCCGCGCGCGCGCGAGGCAAGTTTTCCACAAGACCAAAACGGCAAACCAGCTGCGGTCCGTTTGGCTGAAGCTTGGTTTGACAAGTTCAATAGCCTAACAGGTGCAAAAACAAAACCGGATGGCAAAACTGTCGAGCTATCGCGGCGATTGCTCGAATTTCTGGGGAATGATTTTGATATGGCTAGGCTTGCGGTTGATTTTTACTTCAGCCATTGGCGAGAGCTCTGGTTTGCGTGTGAGCGGAGCTCTCGGTCCGGACCGGTCGAATCTCGAAAATGGGAATTCAGGTTTGCAAGTTTTTCCGATCCTGAAAATTTCCAGGAAATTCTTTCAAAGCTTGCTGCGCATCAACAAGAAGAGCAACGCCGTCAATCTTTCGCGGTGGCACGGCATGAAGATGAGCAGCCTGTAGATCCTGAAGAAAACGCAAGAGCATGGCAACGCATCAATGAGTTTCTGCGAAAGAAAGCAAAGATGCCGGCATTATCCGCATAATGGCGCTTTTAAGGCAGGGCAAAATGTACAATGATATTGAAAGTGAGCGAGAGCACAATTTATCATGGTCTGAGAAGGTGCTGGCAAAAGAAAAAAGCCACTTTTATACTCGAGCTGAGCTTATTCACCAGGATGCAATAATCGCTCAGGCAATTTTAGAGAATGATAAAAGAGAGTATCTGGAGGAATGATGAGCATCGGGAAAGACTTGGACGAGATCGCGGCTGAACTCATGCATCTTGATTACGGAGAATTGCATATCGTTGTACGCGGTGGTGAAGTTGTGAGTTATACAATTATCAGGTCAAAACTTAAAAGCAATAACAATATGAAGCCAACAATAATCAAGCAAGAATTTGATAATGTACATCGCGGCGAAATAAAGACTTGACAAATGTTAAGTAATGGTTTATATATAAATTTGAGAAGAGAATGCGGATCTAACCGATAAACGGGCGACCGCATGCTGTGATTTTGAATTACCTTGCCTAACCGATAAACGGGCGGCGAGGTTCATCTCGAAAATGCCAAGAGAGAGGCTTTCGGGATGGACGTCGCCGCCCGTCGCATTTATGGCGGCGAAAGGGATATGGATGCCCACGAAGCCGGCCAGAATGTGCAAATACCCCTACTGCCCCAACCTCACCTTTGATCCATCCGGCTATTGTGATGTCCATGCGGCAATGCGCCCGGCTGCCAGGATGCCCGATAAGCGCCCATCAGCACCGCGGCGAGGCTATGGCCGCGACTGGCAGAAGATCCGCGCCGAAGTGCTCACCAAGGCAGGAATCCCTCGCGAGCTCTGGCCGCTCTATGACATCGACCACAACCCTCGCTACAACCCGGCGATCGAGCCTGATCATCGAAAATATACGCTGATTCCGCGGCTTCACGGCGAGCACTCGAGCAAAACGAACCATGAAGACGGTGGATTCGGTCACAGACGGGGGGAGTCGAAATCTTTGGAATCCATTGCCGTAAACCGGATGCGGTGCCCGAAGTTTTTCGCTACGGATTCCCAGGCCAAGGGGGTGCGCCATGCCTAAGCCGCGTGTACCAACTCAGCTTAAGATAATTCGAGGGACCTTCCGCCGTAATGAGGCACCTGCAAATGAGCCACAGCCTGACTTGCTGAAAGCAGCTCCAAAGCCACCAGCGCACCTAAATAAATGGGCCAAGCGTATGTGGAAGGACCTTGCCGGAAGGCTTTTGGCATTGGGCATGCTCACCGAGCTCGATCTCTATACTCTCGAAGTGCTCTGCGAGCAGTATGGTATCTACCGTGAGCTCAAGGATGCGATCACCCATCTCGTAACGCCTGCTGGGCGTGAGAAAATCAGCATTGCGCAATATCTGGCCGGCCAGAACTCCCAGACCATTCCGGAATATGCCGCCATGCGGGCGGCATTTGAGCGCTACTCTGCCCTCTTAAAAGAATTTGGACTTTCGCCTGCTTCGCGCAGTCGAATGGATATTCCTCGCGAGCCTCCAAAGACTGTTGATCCGATGGAGGAACTTATAAATGAGAAATAGATGGCTTTTTCTAATGGTGGCAATTATGGCAGCAAGTATGCGACCTGAAATCCTCTATGCAGAAAAAGTCCTGAATGGTGAAATTGCCGCTTGCAAGCTCGTTAAGCTTGCCTGTGAACGGCATCTAGACGATCTGAAGCGCCAGGAGATCGAGAGTTTCCCATATCATTTTGATTCTACTAGGGCCGACCATGCGATTGCTTTTATCGAACAATTGCGACATGTGGAAGGTCCTTCTGCCTCAACGATCGGCGGCCGCGACAACCGGATCAAGCTCGAGCTCTGGCAAAAATTCTTTATTGGCAATTTGTTTGGATGGCGGCGTGCTGATGGCACGCGGCGATTCAGGCATGTTTATTTCGAGGTAGCCAGAAAGAATGCCAAGACAACACTTGGCGCTGGCATTGCCAATTATATCTTCTGGGCGGACCGGCCTGCAGATCCTGGATGCCAGATTTACTTTGCGGCAACAAAACAAGAACAGGCAGCGTTAGCTTGGCGTATTGCTAGACTACAGATCGAACGGCATCCAGTATTGAAAAATCTAGCCAAGACCTATGAATCAAAGCAATACATTGTAAAGACCATGAAGGATGCTAAAGGCAGACCAATTTCCGACTGGTCAAGCCGCATGCGTCCGCTCGGACAGGATTCAAAAACAGAAGATGGACTTAATCCATCACTCGCAATCATCGACGAATACCATGCTCATCCAACGAGCGAGATCCTCGATGTGCTTGAGTCTGGTATGATGGCCAGGCTTCAGCCGCTCACGTTAATTCTTACAACTGCAGGGAGCAATTTTGACGGACCTTGCTATCAAGTAGAGCGACCTCTCGCAATTGGAATCCTGGAAAAAACGCTGCAGCCAATACCTGAGGATGTGTTTGCCCTCATTTATACCCTCGATGAGGGCGATGATTTTGCAGATCCAAAAGTCTGGATAAAAGCGAATCCGAATCTCGGCGTATCAGTTATGCCGCAGCTCCTTGAATCTAGAGTAGCAATGGCGCTTGCAGCGCCTGCACGTGCCCGTGACGTGAAGACAAAGAATTTCAATGTCTGGCAGCAAAGCATCAATCGCTGGATCAATGATGATCTCTGGATGGCCTGTGCTGAGCCGGTAGAAGAAGATGCTCTTGCGGGGCGGCATTGTACGCTTGGTCTAGATTTGTCGACGAATACAGACCTCACTGCCATCTGCGCAGCTTTCCCTCCAGCTGAGCCTGGCGAGCCATGGAAGGCAATATGGCGACTTTTTATGCCAATGGACAATCTCCTCGAACGCGAACGCCAGGACAAGGTTCCTTATACAGAATGGGCCAGGATGGGCCTTATTATTCCTACTGATGGAAATACCGTTGATTATGACTTTATCGAGCAAGAAATCAGAATTCTAGGCGACAAATATTTGATTGATGAAGTCGCTTATGATCCATTCAAAGCCGGTGAGGTTGTAGCGCATCTGTCTGCTGAATTTCAGATGGTTGCGGTGCCTCAGCGATACAATCCAATGGCAATTTACTCTGACATTTTCGAACGGTTGATCCGCAAAGGTGAGCTTGCGCATGGTGGCCATTCAGTGCTGCGCTGGATGATGTCTTGCACCGAGGTCAAGGCAGATCGCCAGGGCAATATCATGCCCATGAAACCGCGGCGAGAAACAAGCGGAAAACGCATCGATGGCATTGTAGCGGCAATTATGGCCATTGGCAGGGCATCGATTACCAATGGCGGCGAAACTGGATTTGCCAAAGCCGATGAGGTGATAGGATGAAACTGCGCGACAGGTTGAGATTAGCAGCACGCGCCCTGGTATTTGGCGACGATGATTGGGTCCGTGCATTGAAAGGATACTATGAAACAGTTTCTGGACAAGCCGTGACAGCAGATACGGCAATGCGTTTGGCTACCGTAAATGCCTGCGTGCGGATCCTCGCGGAAACTGTTGCGTCTCTCCCTCTGCATGTCTACCAGCGGCTCGATAATGGCGGCAAGCAGCGCGCATCGGACCATCCACTCTATGAGCTTTTACATTCGAGGCCCAACCCATGGCAAACAAGCTTCGAGTTCCGCGAGCAGATGATGACGCACTTGCTATTACGCGGCAATTTCTATGCGGTAAAGCTCTATCATGGGGATCTGATCATTGACGACCTTATCCCACTTAATCCAGACAATGTGAATGTAGTGCAGCTCCCAGACTATACGCTGCAATATCAGATTTATACTGGCCAGGGATCGCTTATATTAGGTCAAAGCGATGTCCTGCATATCCGCGGCCTCTCGAAAAATGGCATAGTTGGCGAATCGGTCATTTCTCAAGCGAGAGATGTTTTCGGCTCTGCACTCGCTACTCAAGAATATGCAGGGAAATTCTGGTCGAATGATGCTACTCCTGCCGGTATCATCAAAGTGGCAAAAAAACTGGAAAAAGGCGAAGCAGATCGCATACGCGATATTTGGAATGACGATCATGCTGGAACTGAGAATGCACACAAACTTCATGTTCTCGGAGATGGAGCTAGCTTCGAAAAGATCGAGATGACCGCTGAGGATTCGCAGCTTATCGAAACGCGACGCTTCCAGCGTTCTGAAATTGCTGCCTTATTCCGCGTGCCTCTTATGCTTTTGCAGGCTGATACTCAATCAACAACCTATGCAAGCGCAGAACAATTCATGCTGTCATTTACCATGCACAGCATCCGCCCCTGGCTTGTGCGTATTGAGCAGGCATTGCAAATACAGCTTTTTACCGCTCCGCAAAAATATTTCCCTGAGTTCAATATGGATGGCCTCGTGCGCGGCGACATGAAGAGCCGTTATGAAGCCTATAAGATTGCCCGCGATGCGGGCTGGATGAGCAAAAATGATGTGAGGGAAAAGGAAAACATGAACCCGATTGAAAATGGTGATGATTATCGATCATTGGCAGAGCTCCAGAATGCCAAAAACCTTGAAGGAGGAGCATGATGATACGAGCGAAATGGTATGCAATCGACATTACACCAGATTATGCCGAGATCTCAGTATTCGATGAAATTGGCGGATTTGGTATTGCAGTAAGCGAATTCAAGGAGCAATTCGACTCCATCAAAAATGCAAAGCAAATCAGACTTCTTCTGAATAGCCCTGGCGGAGCAGTAACCGAAGGGATGGCATTCTACAACCTTCTCGCTTCCGTCCGCGACAAGCTCACGGTCGAGGTGATCGGCCTTGCTGCATCGATGGCATCAGTAGTGGCACTTGCCGGATCGAAACTCATCATGGATGAGGGCACCTATCTCATGATTCACAATCCATGGACCATTACATGGGGAGATGCGGATCAGCTGCGCAAAGATGCAGATGTCCTCGACAAGATGCGGTCAGAGCTTATCTCGATCTATGCAGCTCATTCAAATTTATCGCCCAAAGAAATTGGCAAAATGATGGACGATGAAATTTGGCTGACAGCCCAAGAGGCTTTCGATGCCGGGTTTGCCACTGAAGTGCGTGAAACAGCGCAGGCTGCTGCGCTTTATGATGTATCAAAAATTGGATTCAAAAAGATTCCAATGGCACTGAAACATCTTGATTTTCGCTCAGTGAAGACAATCCGAGACTTCGAGGCGTTCCTGCGGGATGCAGGAGCGACTCGCACGGAGGCTGCTGCCATCGCCTCCGGCGGATGGAGGGCGCTCCAGCGGGATGCGGAGCCACCGAAATCTGAAGATGATGGCGATTTAAAAACGGCCCTGCATGGGCTGCTATCAATCCTCAAAGGAGAAAGCAATGGACTCTGATGTAAAGGAAATGCTTGATAATCTTGGCAAGGAGTGGAAGGCATTCCGCGATGTGAATGATCAGCGCCTTGCGGCGATCGAAGCGAAGCAGGGGCATGCGGAGCTCGATGCGAAGCTTGCGGCAATCGAAAAAGAGCTCACCGAAACCAAAGCGCAGATCAATCGCATTGCTCTTGGGGCTAAAATGGGCGGCATTGAAGAAAAGAGCGAGCTCTATCGCGCCTTCACCGATTGGATGCGCGATCCGGGGCGCTCTCAGCAATTCAAAGCGGCTGTACAGGTGCAGACCGGCGGCGATGGCGGCTATCTTATACTGCCTGAGCTCGAAAAAACCCTCCAGCGTGTGGTTGGCGATAGCGTGGCAATGCGACAGCTTGCTAATGTGGTCACCATCGGCAGCAAATCCTATCTGAAGAACGTCAACAAGGGTGGAATCATAGGTGGCTGGGCTGCTGAAGGCGGTACTAGAACTGGCAATGCGACAACCCCAGGAATTGCCCAGATTGAAATCATTCCGCGCGAACTCTACACGCTGCCCTCATCTTCGCAGGAAGCGCTCGACGACATTGACTTCGACGTGGCTGCATGGCTGGCCGAAGAGGCAGGAATCGCATTCTCCAGTCTTGAGGATGCTGCCTTTATCTCTGGCGATGGCAATGGCAAACCAAAAGGATTCCTTGCCGAAACCATGGTTGCAAACAGCTCCTGGGCATGGGAGAAAATCGGCTATATTCTCTCTGGCGCAGCGGGTGCATTCCCGACAACTCATCCCGGCGATGTGCTGATCGATCTCATCTATGCGCTTAAAGCAGGCTACCGCACGGGCGCAGCATGGCTGATGAATGATCTCACCCAGTCTGTGGTTCGCAAGTTCAAAGATGGCCAGGGGAATTATCTCTGGCAGCCTTCCTTCCAGCTGGGCAAGCCGGATACTCTGTGCGGCTATCCCGTCATGGTCTCGGACAGCATGCCGGATATTGCGGCAGATGCTTATGCGATCGCATTCGGCAATTTCAAACTTGGGTACCAGATTGTTGATCGCAAGGGTATTCGCGTGCTCGCAGATCCCTACACCACGAAAGGCGCAGTGACCTTCTATACCTACAAACGAGTGGGCGGAGCGGTCGCGGATTATAACGCAATTAAAGTTCTCAAATTTGCGGCGGCATAAGCTGATTAAGGCGGCAGTTTTAATACTGCCGCCCCATGGAGGAGATGATGCTGAGCCTTGATGCACTGACTACCTGGGAAACCGCAAAAAGCATGCTAGGGTTTGCTGATGATCAGCAGTCAGCTGTCGAATTTCTCATCAATGCTGTATCTGCGACTGCTAATCGAATTTCAAGCCGCCGGCTCAAAGCAAGAGATTATGATTTGCGTTTAAATGGTACTGGGCGAGATATCATTGTATTACCCGAATATCCAATTATCGCTCTTTCAAAAGTTTATATCGATGACAATCGGGAATTTCCACCAGAATCTGAAATAGATCCTAATATGATTTCTATCGATGCTGATGGTGGAATCGTTCGATTAACCAACATGAATTTCCCGGTTGGAATTGGGAATATTCGGATAATTGCAAAGCTCGGCTATGATCCAGTGCCACAAGACTTGGAACTTGCAGTTCTAGAGGCGATCTCCTATAACAGGCGGCGCTTGGAATCAGGCACCACTGGTATGCGGCAAGTCAGCGTGGATGGAACTGTTACTTCCCAGTATGAACTTGGTCTGCCTCTCTCAATCCGCGAAGTCTTCGAAGGATATCGGAGTATTCTATGATCTCAATGATGGTCCAAACAAAAAAATATGCGGATCTCGGGAAATTTGCGGATATCGAGCTAGTCAAAATGTCTGCCAGAATCACATCTCTATGGGGAGAAAGCCTCGCAAATTATATCAGAGAAAATGAGTTGTCTGGTCAGGTTCTGCAGGTTGTGACAGGAGAGACGCGAGCATCGATGGGCTTTTACAAGCTCAAAAAAGATAAAAAAGCAACAATGGTTGTACGACCAGGCAAGAACATAAAAGGTCATCTCAATTATCTGGGAGGGATGCAGCGCGGCATGCTCGCAGGTCGTGGGCGAAAGGTGCTCATACGGCCCAAGCCATTTATGAAGCCTGGATTCCGCGCATGGCGCGCAACTGGTGAGCCGCGGCGCATTAAAGAAGAGGTATTCCAGGCATATCTGAAAAAAAGTTTCGCACAAGGAAGCAACGTATGAGACTCTGGAATATTTTTCGATCTGTGAAAGAATATCTTGAACAAAATCTCAATACAAAAATTGAAGTATTTGCTCAGGATGCGAATATCTCATGCGCTGCAGCTAAAGCATTCTGGGTTGGATGGAGAGACCCATTCAACCTCAAAGATTATAACTCAGTATTTGTGGTGCCTGATGCCATCAAGCGCAATAATGAGACCGTCACTGATGATGTCTCTATTGCAATCATCGCTGCATTAAAAGCTCCAACACCAGATGCGCTCTCTGATCAGATGGGCATCTATGCTGATGCTATCACTGCGGTAATTGAAGATGACCCAACATTAGGAGGTGTGTCATTCGAAACAAATATTATAGATATCGATTTTTCACTGCCGGCACCGGGCTCTCCGTTGATTGGTGCATTGACCGTATTAATTATGGTTCGTATGAACCGAATCTAAAATCAATTTTGGGAGGATTATAATGGCAAATCGATTTTCTGGTACAAAAAATTACTTGTATCTTGGCACTCTTGGGACTGATGTATCAACTGGCAGCCTCTCGGATGAGAAATTCTTTAAGATTACCGCCAAAGGAGCATCGAGCGCATTCCCTGTTGATTCGGTAGTTGGTGATGTTGTTTTCAACAAGCCTGCCATCACCCTCGCGAGCGGCGATAAGGCAAAACCGATTGAGCTCACCAAGCTTGGCTTTGTGACGAATGTACCACAGAGCGCATCGAAGGAAAAATATGAAAACACGGTTCAGACGGATGTTGCAAAATCATATGAGGAAGGCGACAAACCGGAAATTTCTGGCACTATCGATGGCTATTTCACGGATGATGCAAACGCCGATCTCATTCTCAAACGATTCTTCCGCCTTATCGATGACAACGGCGCCGGACAGAAAACATATCAGCCAATCGAAACTGGTGTGCTGCATTTCTTCCTCGGGCGGAGAGAAACAACTACCGTTGGCCAGGTTGAAGTCATGGAATACATGCCAGCAATTATCGACAGCCTCACCGTCGATAAACCGATGAATGGTCCACAGACTTTCAACTTTTCCTATACCGTGATCGGCAACGAAATGCCGTCGATCACCAGACGCACTATAACAGCATAAAGTTATGGCGGTAGTGGAAATCAGGGCCGGGGCAAACCCGGCCAGCCCTGAAGCCATACAGCTATGGCTTGGTGAGGAAGCCATAGAAAATGCAAGAGTGCTAGAAGCCTACAATGATTATGGGAAAAAGCGAGTGATCGCAGAAATTATCTGGGAGGATAACCTTGGAAGAGATGAAATCAAAAAGAGTGACAAGCGCAAAGGTGACAATATACGAACCTGATTTGTCATGGAACAAATGGAAAGATCAGCCTAAAGACAATACTCCTGGAGTTCCATTGCCTGATGATGACAAGGTGAAAGTCGAGATTACATGGCCTGATCTTGAGACATTCGAACGCTTGATTGGGAATGATTCAACCTATGCAACATTCATTATGCTCACCAAACATTGCGCAACAAAGATTACTGGATTTTCTCTGCATGGCGAACCAATTGAAACTGGTGCCGAGCTGGCAGCGGTTCGTGCCGGGCGCACCAGCAAGGCGCGAGAGCTGGCCATCAATATTGGTTCCTATATTTTCAAGGAAAGCCTCCTAGATGAGGAAGAGGAAAAAAACTGAGAGCTGCGGCGCAATTGGCATTTGCCGATTGTGCCGCAGATGATCCGGATTGGGAAAATTTTGCGCCAGATGAATATGAAATTTTGCCATCCTCAACTGAGGAATCAGGCAAAATGCTTATAAAGCGGAAAGAGGTCCCGAGGTTATTGACCAATCCATTATTTCTATCAGGATGGCGAGAATGGGCCAGATATCGAAGATTCGGATTGCCGCATGGCGGCGGATGGAGAAATGAAAAACCTCTTGTAGTGCGGGTTATTGAGGTATTCGAACAAGAGTTCGAAGCGAAGCAATCTGCAGAGATGGAGAAAATGCGCCATGGCTGATGTTGAAGACCTAAAAATAATCCTCCGTGCCGAGGTCGATAAGGCAATAGCAGATCTCAAAAAAGCTAGCCGAGAAGGAAAGAATGCAGAAAAGGATTGGCAATCAATTGCGGATTCATTTCAGAAGAATATTCAACAAAGCCTTTCGTTAAAAAATGCTTTTTCTCAACTTACAATGCAGATTGCAGGAGGGTTGGCAATATATGACCTTGCCGCCAAGGGAATTCGAGCAATTGGGCAATTTGCAGCTGATAGCATAAAGGAATATTCAGAAGCTGCTGAAGCTCATGCCCGCCTAGCAGCGCAAATAAAGGCTACCGGAGGAGCTGCAGGTTTTACTGCTGAGCAACTTAAAGATATGGCTTCGAGGCTGCAGGATTCTACCAGAATCGAAGCAGAAGAAATCAATAAAGCGCAAAATGCTTTGCTAAAATTCACTAATATTACCGGCGAACAATTCATAAAAGCAACTGAGCTATCCCTTGATCTCGCTGTAGCAATGGGGAGCGATGCATCAGGCGCAGCCCAGACGCTCGGGAAAGCGCTTGAAGACCCTATATCTGGCATGAGCTCGCTGCGCCGCGCAGGCGTCATGTTATCCGATGATCAAGAAAAGCTTGCTCGATCTTTTGCTGAAGCAGGCAATAATGCCAAAGCTCAAGAAATTATTTTAAAAGCATTGCAAGATAGAATCGGCGGAGTTGCGGCCGCAGTAGGGAAAGAAGATCCTGCTGGCATGAAAAGATTGCAGCTCGCAATAAAGGATGTAAAACAAGAAATCGGCGAGCTTTTAGCCACAAGTGCGAAACCATTCCTCAATGCTTTGGCAACTGATATTGAGAATTTCAGAAAGAGATTAGCTGGGGACAAGAAGGCATCAGCAGAAGTTTTACAAGTAGTTAAATTTGGAGATCTCATTGACACGGGAGATATTTCTGGAGTCAGGAAAGCCATACAAGATCTTAGTGGCAAGGTCAATAAAGAGATCATAAAAGCATGGATTGAAGAAGCAAAGAAAAGAAATCCACTTGCGACGCAGGCTCAAGCTGCAGCGATCCGCGCTGCTGAAGAAGAATTGGCAAATATGCCTGCATTAACGGTACCATCAACATCTGGGTCTATAAATAATGATGCTGATACAAAAGCGCAAGAGCATATCAAAGCCGTTAATGATGAATTAAATAAAAATATACAAGTTATCAAATTAAGAGCTGCTGCATTGGGGCAAGAGGTCAATCAACAAGATATTGTAAATGCTTATGTTAGCGCCTATGTAAAATTAATAAGCGAATCTGGCGGGTTAATAACCGAGAATAATGCAGCTGCAAAATCATTGCTCTCTCAAATAAAGGCATTGCGTGGTGAGACTACAAAGAATTTTGAAGCATTGGACCGATATGAAAAGCTTCCAATGCAATCAATACAAGAAGCAGCAGAATATGGTCGCGCTGCCCTCGTTGAAGAACAGAAGGTTAAGAATAGCGTTTATACAAACATGATGGCTGCTGAAAATCGATATTCAGCACTCTATAAGCAAGCTGCTGACGAACGCAGCT